CGCCGTCCTCTTGATCCATGCGGGCAGACTGGAGGCCAATCAGGATTGCGAGCGGGATCATCGGGGCAAACGCCCACCAAGGCGAAAGCCCGAGAGCAGATGACGCAGGCACAAAAATCGCTGCGCCGATAAAGCTCCACTTCGTCCGGTGCCACGTTCCGCGAGTCATGGCCGCACCATGTCGATGATCGATTCAAAGAGTGGGTGAAGCCGTTCCGCGCGGACCTCCGTCTCGGAACGCAACCGGCGCTCCAAATACGGGGACACATACGGCTCCGGCTTGTTCGCCTCACGCGCCGCACGCTTGGCGGCCATCTGCGCAAGCTCGGCTTCGTCCTGAGCGCGCTCTGCGTGGTTGGGGAATTGGAGGATGAGGGCCATTACACAGGCTCCGCGAGCTTGAGGGCGGCGTCGATTTGATCCATGAGCCACGGTGCGCCGCCACCGCATGAGCGCAGTTGGTCGCGCGCGGTTTTCAGCGAGTGAACCAAGCTGACGTGACTGTTGACCGCGCGGGCGATCAGGGCGGCATCCTCAAGCGCAAATTCATTGCGGCCGATGCCGATCAGGCGTTCGCGCTCGTTGTCGCCCGGATGCAGAATGACCTGGTGACTGTCGTTTGCGCTGATGCGGTGCTTGGCGATAATAGTGCCCATTACGCGGCCTCCGCTTTCTTGCGGCTGTCGAACAGCGCGTTTTCGCAGAACACCACCGCGTCGTAAGCCTGATCGACCAGAGCAGCCGCAGCTTCCATGCTGTCGAATGCATGATCTTCGGCCTCACGGTTCGAACCCGCCCAATAAAGGTAGTCTTCCCGCTCACGCGCGTGATGGTTGATCGCCATCCGCTGAAGCTCGTAGGAAAGGTGAAGGGCGAAGTGGGTCCAGTTCATGACCGCACCTCGCTCGCTTCACGGACCTGCTCGGCAATCTCGCGACGCTGCAATTCGAACCGCGCTGCGATCACCGAACCCTGCGGCGCGTACTTGGCGGCGATCGCTTCAATCGCCTGAGCCGCCGCTTCGTTCGTCTTCGTTTCCTGCGTCATGCCCTTCCCCGTTCCTCTGAAGGCGATCCCGGCTCATGCGTGGACCGGGACCGCCTTCGCGCTTGCTTCGGCGGTCGGTGTGACCGGCGAACGAGATCAATCTAATGCAGGCCGCATTACAATGCAATGGGGATATGTATGATTTGCTCGAATGCCTGCCATGCTCTTAACGCATACCTATGTGCCTTGCATTGAGACGGGTGCCGGGCTAATCTTCTTGCATGAAAGACCTGAACCTCAAACATAGGCGGGACCGTCTGGGCATGACCCAGACGGAATTGGCTGACCTTCTGGGCGTTAACCAATCCACAATCGATCGTTGGGAAGACGGCAAGGGACCTGCGGGCTTTGCGGTTCCTTACATCGATGCGGCGCTTAAGAAGATCGAGCAGTCTCGCAGGCCTGCGGCGGAGTGATTCGCATGACCCACACCACACACCCGACCCAAGCGCCGGAGGCGGAGAAGATCGCCGAACCGCCTAAGCGGTGGCGCAACTGGTACGTGGCTTTGAAGCCTTGGCTCAACATAGACACCGGCCATGTGTTAGCAGCTGGTGAGGTTTGGGAAGGCACGCGCCTCCTAGCCTCCAAAGACATTGCTGAGACCGTCGCGGCGTCGTGGCTGTCCAAAAACATGGACCCTGGTGACGTACCCCGGGCTGAATACAACAAGCACGTTTGCGCGCTCGCCGAGGGGACGCGCCCATGAATCAGATTATCAAATTCCCCGTTGCCGGGGAAACGAGGTCCGCACCACCGCGGACGACCGAGGGCGAAACCTCCACCGTTTGGCCTTCGACTGACTGGACGAAACTTGCGGCGGGTAAGGGCTCCATTGTGCAGCACCGCCCGCCGCCTTTTGTCCCGCTCATCAGCCCGCGTCAGTACCGGCGCTACATGAAGTCGCCGACGCTCACGGCGACCGAGCGCAAGGGTGTGTCACCTGAGGAATACCTGCTCGCCAAAGAGCGCGGCGATTACGCGCTCTACATCGTGCTCGGGATCTTCGCTGTCGCTGGCGGCCTGTTCTGGGCATTCGATCAGCACGCGAGCGTGGAACATCCCGAGCCCACCGAGCTGAGGGCGAACCCATGAACACCAATCGCGGCGATACTGCTTCCCCCGGAGCATTACCCTCCCGCCGCGTAGCGGGCGGCGTCGAACCCCCTTCGCGCGTCGCCCGCACTTCATTCGTTGACGTCACGGCTGGTTTGATGGGCGATCCAGGATCGACGGAGCGCCGCGCACCGACGCCAGCGGAAGTGAACAAGTCGAAGCCGCACGGCCCCACGACGCACGCCGCCGCAGCGACGGACCGCGAACGCGCGTTGGCCATGGCAGTCGGCGAGCGCATCCACTTCACATCCTATACGCGCGCCAACCACTGGCAGAACTACATGAGGCGTCACGGAATGCGCGGGTCTGTTCGCACCGACTACAACGGCGGCGCTTGGCTCAAGAGGCTTGGATGACCATCGCCGCGCACGATTTCCGCAAGCAATGGTGGAGGGGCCAGCGCCGCCCGCAGAAATACGGCGCGAAGCCGGAGCGCACCGAAGACGGCTATTTCGCGTCACAGCGCGAATTGCAGCACTGGCACATTTCGAAGCTCCGCGAGAAAGCGGGCGAGATTCGAAACCTCGAACGGCAAGTCCGCTTCCGCCTCGAAATCAACGGCGTCCACATCTGCGACTACATCGCGGACGAAGCCCATTTCGAAGGTGAGCGCCGTGTCGTCATCGATGTGAAGGGCGTCGAGACGGACGTTTTCAAACTGAAGCGCAAGCTTATGAAGGCCCTGCACAACATCGATGTGGTGACAGTATGACCAAACGCAAACCGAAGTGGACGCCGCTGGAGGTGTTTCAGTCATATCGCGGCGATTGGTACTGGGGACTAAGAGCCCGCAACGGCCGCATCGTCGCTGACGGAGCCGAAGGCTACAGCACCGAAGCCAAAGCCCGCCAAGGCTTCCGCGCCGCCGCTCGCCTCGCAGCACTCGCGTTGAAGGAGATGGAGAGATGACACACGTTGATTGGACGAAAGAGCGTGACCGGGCACAGGCAGCGTACAACGAGTACATGAGCAGGCACGGCATAAGCCCGGGCGTCGCTGCACCCGCAACGCCTGAGCCGCGAGCGTGGCAGGGTGAGTCGATTGTTGTGCAGAGGAACCGGTTTCGTGAACTACAGCCCGATCAGAAGCCATGCGGCTGTTGGACTGCTGCGTGCGAGCACGATCCGCTCGTGACGTTGCTCCCGGAGAGGGCTGAGCGCACCCAATCCGAGATCAACGCACTCTTAGACGACGCCAAGGCCGCACACCACAAGAGGCGGGAGGCGGAGAACAAACACAGCAGCGGCATCAACACGGTCAAGATCAACGTGTCCCCGCTTGCGCGCGCCTACGCCCGCCGCGAGATCACGTGGGAGCAATTTGCTCTCACACGAGCAATGAGCGTCCCCGCACTCCACAACGGCCACATGATCGAGCGCGCAATGCTCGGGAATAGGGGGCGGGGGTGAGTGACTGGCTTCGCAAGCGAGCCGACACCTTTATGAGCGGCGGCGCGATATTGATTGGGGCTGGGATCGTTGATCGCATCAACGGAACAAAGACCGACATGCTCACCCTAGGGCTTTTCTTCGTTGCGCTCGCTGTCGCTGTTGCGGCGTTGTCGGCAGTCACTTTGCTCATCGAGTGGGCCCGTAAATGATCCGCCGCCGCCCGCTCCAACGCCTCCTCAAGCGCCTCAAACAAGACCGCGCCATGTCCCTGAAACGGGGGCAGGGCGCAAAGGCCGCGGTGACGAAGAAGAAGATGGCGCTGTTGAACGAGTTGATGAGGCCGTGAGCCGAATGCTGAACGAACGAGAGACGGAAGTCATCGCGAGGCTTGCAAGCGGGCACTCTGCGGTCGACATCGCGGCCGGCCTCTTCATCTCGGTCAGCAAGGCCTATGCGCTCGCTGAGTCCGCTCAGGGCAAGCTAGGCGCCAAGACGATCCCGCACGCGGTCGCCAAAGCCTACGAATTCGGGATCTTGAATATCGAGCCCATCATCGAGACGGGGCCGAAACTGCCGTGCGACGTCGTGCGGATAACCATCAAGAAAGGTGAAGACGCGAATGCGTGAATACGGGCCGAAAATTTCACCACCTACATTCGAGGCCTGTCGAACGCACGGTAAAAACCAGCGCGCTCACTATAATCGCAAGGTGCGCGTTTGGATCAAGACAGGCGGCTATTGTTTCTATTGCGAGAGATCGCTGGTGTTCAACGGCTGCGACAGCTTTCAGATCGACCACGTAACGCCGAAGAGCGGCGGGGGGCGCAATAAGGTCGACAACTACGTTCCGGCCTGCGAGCCCTGCAACAAGAGCAAGGGTAAGATTGACGCTCTCGCATGGGCCACGTCGAGGGGTTTAGTTCGCGCCGCCCGCGATCTTCGCAAGATGAGGCCTGTAGCGTAATGGCGCGAATTCGATCAATTCATCCAGGGCAGTGGACCGATGTCAGTTTCGTATCGTGCTCTGCGCACGCACGCTTGCTTGCGCTCGCGCTTCGCAACGAGGCCGACGACCGCGGCGTGTTCGTTTGGGAGCCGCTCCAAATCAAGATGCGCGTCTTGCCAGCCGACAACGTCGACGTTGCGTCGCTGCTCGAGGAGCTACTCAAGCACAACCTCGTGCGCAAATTCGCCGACCAGTCGGGGAAAGAGTTTGGCGCAATACGGAATTTTCGGCGATGGCAGCGGCCTGAGAAACCAAAAGTCGTCTACTGGTTGCCGAATGAGCTTGAAGACTACATGGGTCATTCGCCGAAAGATGGTCGAACTAGCAACGGCAGTCGCCAACCAGTCGACGACGGGTCGAGGAATTCAGCGCCAGAGGGAGCCGAAGGAGGGAGCCGTAGCCGAACGAGGGAACGGGACTCGAAGGAGGAACCAGAGGCAGTTCAAACTCTTGTTTCTTCTCGAAATTCTAGTCTTTCTAGTTTTGATGAAGCTTCCGCTCGCGCGCGAAATTCTGCGGTTTTGTCGTCGTCGGTCGGCTCTGGCCTAGAGGGCCAGCCTCCCGCCGACAACGCTCAGGCACCCAAGAGCTACTTGCTCGAGAGCCTCAAGCGGAGGGCGGCAGAGTGACAAATTCCTGGCACATCCTCCGCACCCACGCCGGCAGCGAGTTCAAGATCGAGACGGCGGTCCAGCAGATCGGGGTCACGGCGTACTGCCCCAAGATCATGATCCGTCGGCGCCTGCCATTCGACCGCCGCAAGATCGTCGTCGTGCGCAAGGCGATCTATCCGAGCTACATCTTCGTCGCCGAGCACTTCCCCATCGAAGCCATCGTCACGACGAAACTTCGCGCACATTGGCTCCACAATGGCTCAGGGCTGGCGTTGATAGCATCCATAGTCCTGGACAGCGTGGAAGAGTCAGAGCGGCTGGGTGAGGCTGTAGAGGCCGTTGCGGAGATGTTGCGCTGCATGCCCCGGCAGAGGCCGAAGGTGAAGCGGGCACCGTTCTCGCGCGACGTGAAGGACGTTCTCGGGAGGGTGGCGGCTTGAGGTACGCAATCGACTGCGAATTTATTGACACACCGCAGGGCAGCGCGCTTATCAGCCTCGGCCTCGTGCGGGAAGACGGAGAGGGGCGATATTGGGAGTTCAACTTTCCGCACGAGTGGATTACCCCATGGTTGGCGGAGAATGTCATTCCGCACATGGATGGCGGGTGGGTCGAACCGCAAGAGGCTGCGCGCGAGATTTGCGAATTCATCGGCAACGATAAGCCTGAGTTTTGGTGCTATTTTGGCGCTTACGACTGGTATTGGTTTTGCCGTCTTTTTGGCGGACTGTTTAATATCCCAGATGGTTGGCCGCATCGATACCGGGAGTTGGCGGACTTTGTGAGCGGCAAGCCAGTGGCGGAGGGTGTTCAGCACAACGCTCTTGCGGATGCGCGTGGCATCATGGCGACGCTGAAGGCCATATCGCAATGACTCTTGCACGTGACGAATCGCTCGTGATAATCATCCCCCAGGACGCGCGCACCGGAGCCCCATGTTTGCGATGGGCGGTCGCCCCAGCGCATCACATGCGCACGATGGCGGCGCGTCGGCGAAGGTCAGAGTAGGTCTCATGAGCTTTTGGAACCTAGCAGACCACCCTGAGGCTGGTTCCGTCACCCACGTACTGAACCCCGACACGATGAAATGGGACCGCATTCGCCCATTGGACTTGGAGAAAGCGCTTAGGTCTGCCGTTCAAGCGGCCCGCGAGTCTTGGCGCACTGAGGACGATATCGTCAGATCGATATTGGTTAAATTCGCTGGTTTTTCAGAGGAGAAATCCCATGGCCAAGAAGAAAAAGGGTAAGGGCTGTTAGCCCAGGGACATCAAGAATTTGAGCCAAACTTAATGGCTGGCGTTGCAGGAAGATCAGGGCGCAAGGACAAAGAATGGCGCGACGCAATTCGTTTGGCCCTCGCGCGCCGCGACAAGGGCGACGAAAAGGCTCTTGTGCGCCTCGCCGATAGCCTGATTTCGTGCGCCGAAGCTGGCGACATTCAGGCCATGAAAGAAATCGGGGACCGCCTCGACGGCAAACCCAAGCAAGCGCTCGAACACGAGGTAGGCGAAAACCTGGAGGACTGGCTTGAGCGACTTGGCAAAGCTTCAGGCGCTATCCAAGCTCAAGACTGATCTGCCGTTCTACGCCGAGCAGTGCCTCAAGATCAAAGCGAAGTCTGGCCAAGTCATCCCGCTCAAGTTCAATCGCGCGCAGCTTTATTTTCACGAGCGATTGGAAGATCAGAAGCGCCGCACCGGCAAGGTCCGCGCCCTGCTTCTCAAAGGTCGGCAGACCGGCTTCTCAACGTACATCGGTGGCCGCTTCTATCACGCCACGAGTTTGAACCAAGGCGTTCAGACATTCATTCTCACGCACGAGCAGGAAGCAACGAACAACCTGTTCAACATGGTCGAGCGCTTTCACAAGCACGCACCACTCAAACCATCGACAGGGGCTTCGAACGCCAAAGAGCTACGCTTCGACCGTCTCGATAGTGGTTACTCGGTCGGCACGGCCGGCACGAAGGCGGTTGGTCGCTCCGGGACGACGCAGCGCTTCCACGGATCAGAGGTCGCATTCTGGCCTAACGCGGCGGATCACTTCGCGGGGATAATCCAAACGGTCCCAGATCAGCCTGGGACGGAAATCATTTTAGAGAGCACTGCGAATGGGGTCGGCGGCGAATATCACGAGCGCTGGCAGATGGCTGAGGCAGGTGTAGGTGATTATGAGGCGGTGTTCATTCCTTGGTTCTGGTCCGAGGAGTATCACAGGCCCGCGCCATCGGACTTCACTCTCACCGAAGAAGAAGAGGCTTACGCCGCAGCGCACGGCTGCACGATCCCGCAAATGGTGTGGCGGCGCGCCAAGATCGAAGAGCTAAAAGACCCGCTGCTTTTTAAGCAGGAGTATCCGGCAACGGCAGCCGAAGCGTTTCAGCTCACCGGCCACGATAGCTACATCAAGGCCGAAGCTGTTCTCGCTGCGCGCAAGGCAAAATGTGAGGGCATCGGCCCGCTTATCATCGGTGGAGACCCGGCGCGCTTTGGCGACGATCGATTCAGTCTCGCGTGGCGCAGGGGCCGCAAGGTTGAGAAGGTTGAGAGCAAGCTAAAGCTCGATACCGTAGCTGGAGCGAACTGGATCAAGCAGGTCATCGACACAGATAACCCGGCACGCGTGTTCCTCGATGTTGGTGGGTGTGGCGCTGGTGTTGTGGACATTTTGCATAGCTGGGGCAACCCCTACAAAAAGATTGTTGTGCCGATCAATTTCGGCGGTGAGCCGATGGAGCCGGTTGAATACCTGAAGGATGGCGGCAAGCGCCCTGGGCCGCGCAATCGACGCGCCGAGATGTGGAAGCGTTCGAAGGAATGGTTGAGCGAGCCGGGCGGCGCTGACATCCCAGACACCGACGCATTGCAAGCCGATGCGTGCGGCCCTGGCTACTACTACGACGTGAACCAACGCCTACTGCTCGAAAGCAAGGAAAAAATGCGGACACGTGGCGTTAGATCACCGGACGAATGGGATGCAGTGGCTTTGACGTTTGCGGAGCCCGTCCCTGCGATCGATCAGGTCAAGAAGGTTGTGCTCGTTCCGATGCGCGGCGCGCAGGGCTGGCAGGGGGCATAGTTGGCCTACGCTGAATCAGCCCCTTCCGAAGGCGGAAAGAAGGGCAAGGCCGGAAAGCTATCCGACGACGATCTGAAGGTGATGCGCAAGCGTCATCAGCATGGCGTCGACCGCGACGAAGAGAACCGCACCCACGCGAGGGAAGACCTAGGCTTTCGTTCCGGCGATGCGCAGTGGGACGACGGCGAGCGCAAGAAGCGTGAGGGTTTAGGCCGCCCGACGCTGAGCTTCAACAAGTCGGGCGCGTTCATTCGCCAGGTGACGGGCGACGTCAGGCAGAACAAGCCAGCGATCAAGGTCAGTCCCGCCGGCGAAGGCTCGCGCAAGGAGATCGCAGAGGCATACGCAGGCCTCATTCGCAACATCGAGCAGCAATCGAACGCGCCTTACATCTACAGCCAGGCCGCGGACAACAGCGTCACGTGCGGCATCGGCTGGTTTCGCATCACGACGGACTACAGCTCGGACGATAGTTTCGAGCAGGACATACGGCTCAAGGGCATTCCGAACCCGCTTTCGGTGATCGACGATCCCGACGCGATGGAGTTGGACCGCACCGACGCGATGTGGCGGTTCGTGTACTCCGACATCGCGACCGACACGTTCAAGGAGATGTATCCGAAGGCGCGCGTGATCGAGTTCGAGAAGCTCGACACCAACGAGCGCAACGAATACGGCGATTGGTGCCGCAAGGACGTGATGCGCATCGCGGAATACTGGTGCAAGAAGCCGGTCACGCGGACGCTGCTGCTTCTGAGCGACGGCCAAACGTGTTTCGAAGACGAATACACGCCCGAAAAGTTCGGCACCGCGACACCGGTCAACAAGCGCACGGTCAAGACCTTCAAGGTGTGGCAGCACATCGTGTCCGGGGCTGAGGAGCTTGAGGAGCCGCGCGAATGGGCGGGCAAGTTCATCCCGATCATCCCGGTCATCGGCGAGGAAATCTGGGTCGATGAGAAGTGCGTCCGGAAGGGCCTGATTCGCGACGCCAAGGACGCGATGCGGGCCTACAACTACGCACGGTCCACGAGCATTGAGGTTGTGGCGCTCCAGCCCAAGGCCCCGATCACGGGCACGGCTGCAATGTTCGAGGGCCTGGAAGAGTTCTGGAAGAACGCAGGCAACACGGCGCTGCCGTATCTGCCGTTCAACCCGGACCCGACCGCGCCGACCTTGCGCCCCGAACGCCTGGCCCCGCCGATCCCGGCCACGGGCCTCATGGCGGAGGCGGAGCAGGCCAATCGGGACATTCAGTCGACCATAGGCATCTATGACCCGCAGCTTGGCGCGAAGTCGAATGAGACGTCGGGCCGCGCGATCATGGCCCGCGAGCAGCAGGGCGATACCGGCACATTCGTTTGGATCGACAATCTGAGCCTGGCCATCGCCACGGCCGGGCGGATGCTGATCGATCTGATCCCGAAGATTTACGACACGCGCCGCGTCGTCCGCGTGCTGAGCGACGACGGGCAGGATCAGACCATCACGATCAACCACCCGGTGATGGGCGCCGACGACCAGCAGCGCATTGCGCACGATCCTATGAAGGGTTTCTACGACCTGACCATCGGCAAGTACGACATCACGGTGCAGGCGGGCCCGAGCTTCGCGACGAAGCGCGAGCAGGCGGCTACCGGCATGCTGGAGCTGATGAAGATTTTCCCGAACGCCGCGCCGATCCTCGCCCCGCGCTTGGCGAAGACGCAGGACTGGGACAAGGCGGACGAGGTCGCGGAGGACTTGAACGCGCTGCTGCCGCCACAGCTTCAGAAGCCGAAGATGGGACCGGACGGCCAGCCGATCGAGCAGCCACCGCCACCACCGCCGCCCGAGGTCATTGCGGAGCAAGCGAAGATCGCAGCGATGAAGGACAAGCAGGTGGCAGAGCAAGAGGCGCAGCAGGCCAAGCTTGCATTGCAGGCTGAGGAACAGCGGTTCCAGCAACAGCTCGCCGCTCAAAACCAAGCGTTCGAGCAGCAGTTGGCGACGCAGAAAGTGCAATTCGAGATGGAGCTTGCCGCGTTCCAGGCCGGCGAGCGCAAGCGCCTTGCCGACGAAGAGATGAGCGCCAAACAGAAGCGCGAGGCCATGCCGCAAGAGATGCTCATGGAGCGGATCGGCGACATCGTTGGCGGCATGACGAACGACATCCTCACGAAGGCTAAGCCGCCGCGGCGTGGGCTCAGAACATGGCGTGACGCGCAAGATAATTTGCAGGCGGAGGAATACGAGATTCCTGATGAGATGATGCAGGTTGAGGGTTCGGCATGATCCACCTGCACATCCCCGGTAAGCTCTGCAAGGCGTGTCAGAAGGAATTGGGCCACGAAGAATACGTGCTCATCACGGACAAGATCACGCGCGGCTTGCACACGTTCCACACGCGCTGTCAGCCGAAAGACCCTGACGTGCAGCGGCACTTCGGCGCGCATCTCAAGCCCGGAAAGATAGGATTCGATGGCGCTCAGCTTCGTTAAAATCAACCTCACGGTCCAAAACCTCGCTCGCAAACAGTTCGACCTGAACGCGGACACGATCAAGGTTGCGCTGTTCACGGCTGCGACGGCGGTTGCGGCGACGGACGACAACTATGCGGCGACGCTTGACGGTGGCGCGGCTGAGGTCGGTTCGGGCAACGGGTACACGACCGGCGGCAACTCCGGCGGCGCGGGCATCACGAGCAATTCGAGCGGGACCGAGACGTTCCGCACGACCGATGCAATTCCGACCTGGACGGCATCAAGCTCCGGCTTCGCGTTCCGCTATCTGTACGGCTACAGCGACACGAGCACGGGCGATAAGGGCTTGGGCTTCTGGGACTACGGATCGACCGTAACGCTTTCGGGGTCGAACGGCGACACGTTCACGGCGAACGGGCTCAACACCTCGTTCTTCACGTTGGCCTGATAGCCGTCGTAATCGCCCTCACCGCCAAAACGGGCGTCGATGAAATGCTCTTTCGTCGCGTCTTCCATGGCGTGCCTCCGAATCACATGCGAGGTCAGATGTTAACGGATGGCAGTCTTGAACGTCGCGATTTCCGCTAAGGCGCTTGCCATTCTGCAGGGCACGGATTTGGGCACGTTGCTGTCAGAGGCGACGGTTGAGGAAGACGGGTCGTACACTATCGCAATGACTGGTCGCGCTTACGGTCAGATGCGCGCGGCGCAGGCTCATGCGCAGCACCGGGATTTGGCGACGTCGTTCATCCGCGTAGCAGACAGGAAAGTGGCGGAGGAAGGGGAGGCCTCGCAGGCCCAGGTGAGATAGGGCCATGGCTGTTTCAATTGCATTTGGGTCGCGTGATCAGGCCGCACCAAGTGGCGGCGTTGCCACTGTCACGGGCCTCACATTTAACGCCGAAGCTGGCGACCGCATTATCGCGGCGTCGATCACAACCGAGTCGTCTGGCGTAACATTCACAGGCGTTACGATAGGCGGCGTAACGGCCACGCAGCGTGTTCAGGCGCAGGATGGCAACAACAGGGCGGATATCTGGTCCGCGTCTGTTCCGACTGGAACGACCGGCAACGTGGCCGTCACGGTTTCAGGCGGCAGCGCGGACGTCTCCGTTGCGACGTTCTCCATCACTGGCGCAAATGCCGCTCCGACCGACACAGATTCGGCTACTGGAATTGCTGTCGACATCTCCGTCACGGGCCTCACCATCCCAACGGATGGCGCCGGCATCGCGGCATTCTGCAACAACGCGTCGGGTACGGCGGTTACGTGGACCGGGGCCGCAGAATCGCATGACACCCAGACAACCGGCACCGGAACGCATCGTCATTCGTCGGCGATCATCACTACAGTCGGCACCAACACCGTCACGGCTGACGGATCGAACGCCACTCAAGCGCTTGTTGCTGCGGCGTGGGGCCCAGCCAGCGGCCAAGTCGACTACACCGCCGATCTAACCGCAGGCTCATTCAACCTCACCGGCTCAAGCGTCACACCGCCGATAGGGCGCAATGCAGCGCTTACACCTGGTGTGTTCGCGCTCACCGGCTCCGAAGTCGATGCGGTTGTTACGGGGGCGATTGCCTATACAGCCGATCTGTCGCCGGGCGCGTTCACGCTTACGGGATCGTCGATCAACGAGGTGTTGACCGGTATCAACCCCGGCCCCGCTTTCGACGGCCCGTCGAGACGCAGACGCCGCGAAGCCGATGCGCTGGCCTACTGGTCAGCCCTTCGCGAGCGCGCGCAACGAGAGGAAGAACGCAAACGCCTAGAGGCTCTGGAAGAAGCTGAGACAGCGCTCCGACAGGCTGAGGACGCTTCCAAAGCCAAGGCCAGGCGCAATGCGGTGCGCAAGGTCTTCGCTGCGCTCAACCGTGCAGCGTTCCAAGCGCAACAGAGAGAAGCGCTTGCAGAGGCCGAAACCGCCGTTCTGGAAGACGTATCGGCGCGGAAGCAGGAATATCAGGACGCTTTAGACCGTGTGTACGCGGAGATTGAAGCGATCCAAGCCGAGATGGCGCGGCTGTACGCGCGACGGCAGGAAGAGGAAACGCTGGTCCTGAATTGGTGGGCCAGCAGACGAACGCTACCGGCGGCGTACACCGGGTAAAATCCATGGAAACCCATGTCAGACATTCAGATCCAGCCGTCTACCCCCACGGTAGACGTGCCTACGACTACGCCGACGCCAACTGAGGGCGGTAAACCTCAGGTCAAGGCTGAAGACAAGACCCCGGAAGCAGCCACCGAGGGCGAAAACACAGACGGTACGACAACCACCGATGACGGCCAGAAGCCTGAAAAAGGCGAGGGTGGCTATCAGAGACGGATCAATCGGCTTACGTCCGAGAAATACCGAGAGCGCGCTCGTGCAGAGCAGCTTGAGGCTCGGCTTCGTGAGCTTGAAAGCAAGTCACAGCAACCGCAGGCGAAAGCCCAGGACACCGACCTCAAAGCCCCTCGTGTCGAGGATTTCAAATCCTACGAGGACTACGAGCGAGCGCGCGACGATTACCTAACGGAGAAAGTCCGCAGGGACACGAAGCGCGAGCTGGAAGAACAGCGCAAGGCCTCCGAAGCCAAGCAGGCCGAAGAGACCGAGCGCGAGCGCATCACGAAGGCCCGCGAACAGTTCGACAAACGAGCTGAAGAAGTCGCGGAGAGCTTCGAAGATTTCGACGACATGCTGTCCGACCTCTACACCGGAAATCATCCGGCGAAGGCGTTGGACCGGCAGGGACTCGAGTTCATCTTCGAAGGCTCCGAACGCGGTCCCGAGTTGATGCACAAACTCTGGCTGAAACCGGAAGAGGCACGGCGCATCGCCGCGCTTCGTCCCGTCCAACAGGTTGCCGAACTTGCCCGGCTTGAGGCTTCGCTCACGAAGCCCGCGGCCAAAACCACACAAGCGCCGCCCCCGCCCAAGACGGTCGGGCCACGCGGCGGGTCGGATGGCAAGGACCCGGAAAAGATGACGATCGAAGAGATGCGCAAAGCCACAGGCACGCGCCGGATCGTCAGAGACTAACGGAAACCACTCTCCGGCCTCACCCAAATCTGAGGCAAGGAAATGGCAAACAGCCACTTAACGCCCACGGTGATCGCCAAGCGCATGATGATGCACTTGGACAACAACCTCATCGCGGGCAATCTCGTTTATCGCGACTACGAGGCCGAGTTCGGCTCAACGAAGGTCGGGTCGAGCGTCAAAATCCGCCGCCCCGTCGAATTTGCAATCACGAGCGGCGCAACGCTCAACACGCAAGACATCACGGAAGGCGATCTCACGCTTACCGTGGACCAGCGCTACCACATCGGCTTTTCGATGTCGGACACCGATCTCACGCTGACTATCGATCAGTGGGACGAGCGCTACGGCAAGCCTGCCGCGATCAAGATCGCAAACCAGATCGACGCGTCGATCTACAACCAGTACTACAAGTTCAACAACTGGGTCGGCACGCCGGGCCAGACGATCAACAGCCACGCGGACTTCCTGAAGGCTGTTGAACGGCTGGACGTTCTTGCGGTTCCGACCGACATGCGCCGCGCAATTCTGTCGCCGAACGATTGGCACGGGCTCGCGGGCGCATTCTCTGCGCTGTACATCAACGGCGTTGCCGGCGATGCGCTGAAGCAGGGCGTGCTGCCCTCGATCGGCGGCGTCGACGTCTACATGGCCCAGAACGTGAAGGCCCATACGGTCGGCACGGGCACGGGCACGCCGCTCACGCGCGGTGCGTCGCAGGGCGTCACTTACGCGTCGGTCAAGTCTTCGATGACCCAGACGTTCCTCACGGACGGCTGGACGACCAACGTGGGCCTGAAGCAGGGCGACGTCTTCACGATCAACGAAGTGTATGACGTCAACCCGATCACGAAGGCTGCGCTGCCGCATCTGAAGATGTTCACGATCCAGGCGGACGTGACTACCAACACGACATCTTCGAACGCCACGACGCTGACCATTTACCCGGCACTCATCACCACGGGTCCGTATCAGAATGTCAGCGCCGACAACGGCAACGACAAGACGATCACGTATCTGGGCACGGCTGCGACAGCCTATCCGCAGAACTTGGTGTTCCACAAGAACGCCATGGCTCTCGCGATGGTGCCGATCCAGCAGGCGCCTGCCGGCGCCGGCGTGATGCAGGCAACGGAGCGTCACAAGGGGCTCAGTCTCCAGTACAGCGCTCAGTACGACATCACGAACGCCGTCATGGTCTATCGCTTCGACGCTCTTTGGGGCGTAGAGGTTGTCGACCGTCGCCTTGGCGTTCGGGCGTCCGGCTCGTAAGGGAAAGGAGAAACATCAATGGCAGTTCGTCAACTTTCTCGCGGCGACGATGACGGCACGGTTCTCGGTCAATCGACTGCGGACCTCATCGGCTTCTACGGCACGTCGACGCCCGTCGCTCAGCCGAGCGGCGCGGCGCAGCAGCTCATCACGGATGCAAGCGGCGGCACTGGTGCGCCGTCCAACGGCATCCTGACGATCACGGCGTCGTACAACTCGACCATCCTCGCCAACGCGATCAAGACGCTTTCGGATGGCGTCAATGCCTGCCGCAACGCGCTTGTGAGCGTCAACCTCATGAAGGGATCGTCATAACCCTGCATGATCTTTGTCGGCATCCCGGCCTATGACCGGAAAGTATCGATTCAGACGGCGCAATCGCTTCTGAACGAGTATGGCGCGGCCCACCAGATCGGGACCGACATTGAGGTACATTTTACGCCAGGGTGTTCGCTGATCACCCTGGCGCGCAACTATCTGGTGAAGCGTTTTCTGGCTAGCGAAGCGCAGAAAATGGTTTTCATCGACAGCGACGTCGCATGGGAGCCCGGCGCTCTGATCCGGCTGGCGTCGTACAAGCGCCCCATCGTTGCCGGCGTCTACCGCTTCAAGGACGACAAGGAGCGTTATCCGGTCCACTTCCTGAAGACGAGCAGGGGCATTTGGACCGACAAAGACGGCTTGGTCGAGGTGGCAACCGCACCGACCGGGTTCATGTGCATCGACCGCAAGGCGCTGCGCGCGTTCCAGGCCAAATACCCGAAGCGGAATTACAAGATTCAGGGCGAGGACATTTACGCGTTCTTCGAAAACCCATACCGCGACGGCGAGCTGGTCGGCGAGGACTGCGGCTTCTGCATCGAGATGCGCAAGATCGGGCAGAAGGTCTACATCGACCCCGAGATGATGCTCACGCACGTCGACGGGCCGAAGGAATACACCGGCAAGATTTCGGATTTTCTGCGCGGTCAGGATGAGGCCAAGAAGTGACCCAACAGGACATCGTGATCGGCGCGGTTGACGGCTATGAGTGGCCGCAGTGCGATCTGTGGGCCAACTCGCTCAAGATGAGCGGGTACACGGGCCGCAAGGCGCTGATCGTCTACGACGCGTCGGACGACTTCCTAGCCTGGGCCACGCGCGAAGGGTTCGAGATCGTGCGGGCGGAGAAGAACCCGGCCCAGCCGGTCTACTGGAAGCGGTATTTCGACATCTGGAAGGCCGCAAAGCAGCTTCGCTTGGACGAAGCGCGCTACGTGATCCACACCGACGTTCGGGACGTGGTGTTTCAGCGGAACCCGAGCGAGTGGCTGACGACGCATTGGACGATGCCCGTCATGGTCGTTTCCGAGGCGATCAAGCATAAGGACACATGGTTTAACCGGGAGTGCACTAAGCAGGCTTTTGGCGAAGAAGCATACGAGCTGTTGGCCGACGAAGAGGTCTATTGCTCTGGCGTTATCGCGGGCATATGGGCAGATGGCCTCAACGAGCTTTTCTTGCAGATTTTCCTTCTGTGTCGCGGCTCCGCAGTTGCGAATTGCGATCAAGCAGCGATGAACATTATCGTCAATTCGAGGGCGTGGGGCGTCGCAGCAAATGAAGGCTTTGGCGATCTAGCCGCCATGGATCGCGGATGGGCCTGTCACTGCGCGGTCTCGCTCGATCCTGCTATGCGGCAATTCCTGACCGAAGACCCGCCCGTCATCGACGGCGACACGGTGAAGACGTCGGACGGCAAGCCCTTCGCCATCGTCCATCAATACGACCGCATCCCAGAGTTGGCCGCTGCATTTGCGAGGAAGTATGGATCTGCTCCTAGGCTGCGGAACGAACAGAACGAACCGGCTGCGGCCTGATTGGGTCTATCGGAATATCGTTACGCTCGACATCGACCCATCGCTTGCGCCAGATCATGTCTGGGACATGAACGAAGTCCCACTTCCGTTCGACGACAACAGCGCAGACACGATCAGCGCATTCGAGGTTTTGGAACACGTCGGGCGTCAAGGCGATTGGCGCTTCTTCTTCCGCCAGTTCGAAGACTTCTGGCGCATTTTGAAGCCGGGCGGGATCATGTTCATCACGTGCCCGCGGTGGGATGGTGAGTGGGCGCTCGGAGACCCCGGACATACGCGCGTGCTTCCGCCCGCCTGCTTCGCGTTCCTGCATCAGCCGATGTACGCGCAATGCGGCAAGACCGCGATGACGGATTACCGCCCCTGGTACAAAGGCGATTTCGACTTCGAAGTGCAGAAGGGTGAGGGACACATTGGCGTTGGGCTACGCGCCGTGAAACCAGCGAGGATCGCTTGAAAGTTTGGGTCGGCATACCGGCATATCAAGCAACCGTCTCGTGCGCGACGATGTATTCGCTGCTGAACGAGATCAAACTCGGTGCGCAGAACGGCATCGACATCGAATTTTACTGCCTGCCCGGCATGTCGCTCGTGCACATGGCGCGCAACTGGCTGGCCTACAAATTCTTGCACGAGACGAAGGCGGACAAGTTCGTCCAGGTCGATGCGGACGTTGGGTTTCGCGCGGGGACGATGCTTCACTTGCTCCGCCATGACGTGCCAGTGGTCGCGGCCGGCGTGCGGCGCCGGAGCGATCCCGAAGACTACGCGATCACGTGGCTCGACAGCGGCGTAGACCAAGACCCAAAGACGTCGCTGATCGAAATCGATTCCATCGGCATGGCGCTGACATCGATCACGCGCGATTGCCTGCTTGAGTTTCGCGAGAAGACGCCTGAACTGGCCTACGGCTTCAACGGCCAGGTGCATCACGGTTTTTACCAATGCCCGATCAATGAAGGTTTGGCGGTCGGTGAAGACGTCTTCTTCTGCCGCAAGTGGCGCGAGTTGGGCGGCAAGGTGTGGTTGGACCCACGGCATCTGACCACTCACAACGACGGCGTTCGCATCTATTCGGGCTGCGTCGGAACTTGGCTCAATTCGAAGCTGAAAGAGGTCGCGTGAGCAATCTAACGAAGGCTGAGTTCAAGCGCCCCGGCGCAGATCAACACGTCTGTATCGCCACGCCAGCGCACACGATCCACTCGAATTTTCACGTCAGCATCATTCGAAGCATTCCTGTGCTTTTGGACGCTAACATCAGCGTCACCTATGCGCACCTCGCGGGGCACTGTCACGTAGACGATGCGCGCAATTTGCTTGTTGCTGACTTTCTAAAAACCAACGCGACAGACTTGCTGTTCTGGGACGCTGACGTGGGGGCCGAGCCGAGTGCCGCTCGGCGACTATTGGCGCATAACGCTGATGTCGTTGGTGGCGCGTACCCTCTAAAAAATGGCAGCGGGCGCTTTCCGGTGCGTCGGCTTCCCAAGCCGTTCCGCGATGATTGGCGCGCCGACGGGCTCATTGAAGTGGAGGCGATTGCCACCGGATTTCTGCGCATTCGGCGCGGCGTTTTTGAAGCGCTGCGCGGGAGCTGCGTTGATGTCGACTTGGACGACACGAGCGCGCTCGTGTTCTTCAATCGCGACGAAGAGCAAGCCGATTACGACCCTCGGCGCATGGTCCGTGTTGGCGGCGATATGAACTTTTGCCGCAAATGGACTGCCGTGGGCGGGAAGATCTTCTGCGACCCATCACTGCTCTTCACGCACCAAGGCGCCGTCGATTTCGCGGGCCGCTTGTCCGATCACCTCCAACAGCGGGAGGCCGCCGAATGACCGAATACGTCTACCAGGAATACCCGCGCGACCTCGTGAGCCGTGAAGGAAAGCTCCGCGAGTTCAAGAACAAGGAAAGCGTTCCGCCGGGCTGGTTCGTGCGCGACGGCTTGAAGGAAGAAGTGAACCCGGCCAAGGCGAAAGGCGATGAGGCGACAGGCGTCAAGGTCGTCAGCGTCGAGGCGACGGAGTGAGTTCGGCAAAGAACTTCGTCATCAATGCCGGGGAAGACCGCACGCTGTCGATGGTGGCGCGAGACGCGAACGGCGACATCTTGAACCTGACCGACGCCACAATCGCTTGGCGCATGTCGCTGATCGCAGGCGACACTTCAACCGTTTCGAAGACCGGCTCCGTCGTTTCGGCATCGGCCGGCACGTTCACCGTGTCACTGACGGACGCGGACACCGACATTGATGAAGGCGATTACGCACATCAGGCGCTCGCGACCATATCGGGCACGACGACGCTTTGCGCGCGAGGGATTGTTCGCATTATGAAGACGAACCAGGCTTAAGGCCATGGCGACCGCGAACGAAATCATCACGGGCGCTTTCGGCAAGGCTGGCATCTACCAGCCGGAAGACGACATTCAGCCCGAAAGCCTGACCGTCGCGCTCCAGGTGCTCAACGACTACCTGAACGGTCTCAACAATCGCGGCGCGGTGTTTCCGACCGTGTCGCTCACGATCAACGCGAATGTGCCCGTCAGCGATCAGCAAGTGCGCGACCTGAAATGGGCGCTTGCCGGGGAGCTTTGCTCGCAGTGGGGCAAGGCCATGACGGCAGTCGATTTGAACGACGTCACCAAGGCGGACCGCAGGTTCATCGCCGCGTACCGCAAGGTTTATCCAGCCACGGCCGACGCCGGGCTCAACTTCATGCCTGGTCGCAGGCGCTGGTAGAGGCTTAAATGGCACAGGAAATCGAAGGCAACGTCCCGTCCGGTTCGGCCGACGGAGGCAATCCGCTCAAGGTTGGCGGAAAATACAACTCGACGCTTCCTACATTCACGGATGGTCAGCGCGGTGACTTGCAGGTCGGCACGCGTGGCTCTGTGCACGTGTCGCTCAAGGTCGCAGATTCGTCGCAGAATGTTAGCCTCGCAGCCAGCAATTCGGATGCCTTGGCGGCGGGGGCGATTGCGGATCGTTTCCAAGTTCTCGGGCTTGGTTATGGCTACGATGGCTCCACGAATTTCAATCGCTGGCGCAACAACAACGACATCACGGTCGCGGCCTCGCTTGCTCGCACAGCAACTGGCAACAGCGGCGATCTGACAAACTACAACGCGCGTGGGCTTCACCTCTATGTCGACGTGACGGCCGCGAGCGCAACACCGAGCGTCGTCTTTACCATTCAAGGCAAGGATGCGGTGAGCGGTGCCTACTATACGATTCTGGCCAGCGCCGCCGTTACGGGCGTTAGCTCCAACATCTACAAGGTTTATCCCGGCTTGACGGCGGCGGCGAACCTTGTCGCAAGCGACATACTCCCGCGCACATACCGCATTCTTTGGACGCACAGCGACGCGGACTCGATCACCTACAGCATCGGAGCCTCGCTGATCCTCTAATGCGCATCTGGCTCGACCTCCCGGTCACGCTCGCACGCGGTCAATCGACGTTCGGCGGCGTATCGGGTCTCGTGAACTGCTTTGCAGAGCCGATCAAAGGCGAAGGCCGCTCACGGATGGCGGTCTACCCGATGCCCGGCAAGACGCTGTTCTCGACCATCGGCGGGGGCGCTGTTCGAGGCCAAGCCGATTTCGTGGACTATCACTTCGCCACGGTCGGGGACCGGCTCTATTCGATCAGCAGCACAGGCGTTGCAACGGACCAAGGAGAAATCGTCGGCGTCGACCGGACCGACATGGACTTCAATGGCTCGCAGCTTTTCATCCAAGGGATCGTAAAGTCCTACGTCGTTACAGACCCCGCGTTGGGCACCCCAACAGAAGTGACGGACGGTGATTTCCTCGGCGCATCGTCGGCGTGCAGCGTGAACGGCTACACGATCACGAGCGTCCCGGACAGCGACCAGTTCCAATGGTTCAATCTGCGGGACGCGCCGAACATCGATGCACTCGACTTCGCCACGGCGGAAAGCAACGGCGACATCAACGTCGCGGTCAGGGTGGCAAACGAAGACCTGCACATCTTCGGGACCAAGACGGTCGAATTTTTCTACAATTCGGGCAATCCAAACCAGCAGTTCGAGGCCAAATCAATCCCGCCGCTCGAAATCGGCTGCCTGGCTCGCGACAGCATCGTGCTTTGCGACACTGGATTTCTCTGGGTCGGGCGCGACGGCAAATCGGGCGGCAAAGGCGTGTATCGGATGGCGGGCGGCTATTCGGCGCGCAAGGTCAGCACCCCTGCGGTTGATCGTCTGCTTGAGGAATATCCTGACGCAAGCATCTCCACGATCCACGCTCAGGCGTTCCAGTATCACGCGCATCTCTTCTATTGCCTGCATCTTCCTGGCGTCGCGTCGGTGGCCTACGACCTCGCGACCCAAGATCAATGGGTGTGGATGAGGTCGGGGCCGTACCCGATCACGGACGAACCGCTTGGCGGCTGGGATGCGATCAGCTTTGCGACGAACGGTCAGAACAGGATCGTCGGGGCGGCGGACGGCAATCTCTACAAGCTCGACGGCACGGTGAACACCGAGAACGGCAACGAGATCATTCGGGAGATCATTTTTCCGCAGCGCGTCGCGGGCTCGGATCACGGCGCCGTTCTGCACAAGATGGGCTTGGATATGGAAGTCGGCGTCGGTTCGAACGGCTCGGACCCGCAGGTCATGGCGGCGATCAGCAAGACCGGCGGCAAGACCTGGCGTCAGTTGACGCCACGGTCTGCCGGCGCATCCGGCGAATACCGCAAGAAGGTGTTTTGGGATCGCTTGGGCCAGTTCGACAATGTGACGCCACGGGTTCGCATGACGGACAATGCGCGGTTCAATGCGTTTTCCGCCTACCTCGACGTTGAGGAATTGGCGTGACGACCGCAGATCGCACCTACTACCGGGAAACGCGGCAACGCAAGATCCCGGAGCAGCTTCGCCAGAGCGCAGACATGGTGCGCTTCTTCGAAGAGTTGCTGCACTACCGGACGCATTTACACAGGACGGGAGAGGTTTTCTTCTGGCCCACAAGCGTGACGGTCCCGCTCAACACGATCCCCGCAGACGGGGCGGCGGTCAGCAGAACCGATTACGCGGCCCTATTCTCCGTGTACGGAACGACGGTGGGCGCGGGCAACGGGACGACGACGTTCAATGTCCCGAACGTGACTGCGCCGTCTGGAACGGTGGCGCTGGTGCAGGTGTGATGCTGGTCCGTGAGGCAACGAGCCGAGATGTGCCGGCGATGCTTGAGGGCGTCAGGGCGTTTGCAAGCATTGCCTATCCTGGCGAACCCATGAGGGTTGATCATGTCGCGAACGTTCTTCGTGGCGTGATGGAAAATCAGGACGGGCTGGTGGCGCTGATGGAAACAGATGAGGCCGCATTCGCAGGCATGTTCGTTGCCATCGCGCACCGGGGCATCCTTACCGGAGCGCGCACGATGGGAGAGGTTCTTTTCTATGTCGATCCGCAGGCGCGCGGGCATGGGAAGAAGCTGTTGAATTTCGCCGAAGAGTGGGCCCGCGAACGCGGTTGCGAGCGCGCCACGCTTTGCCATCTCGAAACGACGCCAAATCTGGAAACCGCTTATCGCCGGTGGGGCTACGCCCCGCTTGAGCGGGCCTACATGAAGGAGTTGACCTAGTGCCGATTGCCACCACAGCCGCGTTGGTTTTGGGCGGCGCCGCCGCTCTCAGCGCAGGCGCCTCCGTCTACGCATCGAACAAGGCGGCGAGCGCTCAGAAAAAAGCCGCAGCTCAGTCGGCGCAGGCGCAGACCGAAGCGTCCGACAAGGCGATAGCGGCCGAGAACGCACGCTTTGAGCAGATCAGAGGCGACCTCGCCCCGTATCGCGATCAGGGCGCGAAGGGCTTTGCGACTTACGCCGATCTTGTCGGCGCGAACGGGCCGGAAGCGCAAATGCGTGCGCGCGGCAACTTCCGCACCGATCCGGGCTATGAATTTGCGGTCAACGAGGGCAACAGGGCGATTCAGGGCAGCGCCGCGGCGCGTCGCGGGCTTCTTTCCGGCGGCACGCTGAAGGCGCTCCAAGAGCGCGGCCAGGGCCTCGCAGACCAGCAATACGGCTCATACCTCGACCGCTTTCTCAACTTGGGCAGCATCGGTCAAAACGCGGCGGCGCAGACCGGGAATTTCGGAGCGCAGAGTTCGGGCCGTGTCGGGCAGTACATCACGGGCGCGGGACAGGCTCAGGCGCAAGGCTATCTCGATGCCGGCGCGGCGAAGGCGGGTGGATACCTCGGAGCCGCGCAAGGCGTCACGGGCGCGATCAACAACAGCTTGAGCCTTTACGGTTATGGAAAGGGCCAGGGCTGGTGGGACAGTCCGGCGAGCGGCGGTTATAGCTATTGGAGCAACCCCATCTGATGCCGGCGCCCTACGATTACACAACGCCTCAGGTCAACGTTTCGTCCTATTTCGACGCCTTCCGTCAAGGCCGCGCCGACAAGCGGCAGATGGAAGCCGAAACGCGTCAGGACAATTTGCGCAAATACCTTGGCCCCGCGTATCAGGGCGACAAGGCGGCCCAGGCCGAAGTGATGAACATCGATCCCGAGGCCGGGATGAATTTGCAGACGGCGCTTCAAGGCGCGTCGCTGCAAAAGCTCCAGATCGCGAAGGCACAAAACGACGCGATTGCGAACTTGGTTGGATCTGTCCGAGACGGAGACGCGGCTGGGTTCGAAGCGGCAAAGCAGCGTGCCGTGTCGGAGCTTGGCATTGACCCGCAGATGGTCAGCGGCTTGACGGTTCAAGACCTTCCGCGCCTGAGGCTTCAAAGCGGGCAGACGGCAAGGGAATTGGATGCGGCGTTGCAACGCGCACAGATCGATGCATCTAGGGCGAGCGCTGACGCGAGCCGGTCGCTTGCAAATCAACGCACGGCGGGGGGCGCCGCGCTTCCGCCTCGCCTGCAAACTGCCGAAGACGAAGACATTGGCGCGATCCAAACCGTCCAATCGATCAACGCGCAACTCGATGCGATCGAGGGGCAGATCGATTCTGGCGAGCTTGATCTCGGGCCTGTCAACAATCTGATCAGCCGTGGCATGAACTACGCAGGCGCCTCCAACGAGGGCAGCATCAACTTCGCCACGATGATGTCCACGCTTGAGAAGATGCGAAATGACAGCCTCATCCTCAACAAGGGCGTGCAGACAGAAGGTGACGCAGTGCGCGCTTGGAATGCGTTGATCGCCAACGTGAACGATCCCGATGTTGTCAAGGCGCAGATCGCACGCATCAAAAAGCTGAACGAAATTGCCGCCGCTCAGAAAGAGCAGCTGATCAACGTGCGCCGCACGCGCAACAATGCACCACCCTTCGATCCGTCGCAGATTGCGCTTCCGGGTGGCGGTGGTGCCCCTGCGCCGGCCGCACCGTCTGGAACGCCGATCGTGAAGACACAGGCCGAGTTCGATGCCCTGCCGAGTGGCACGGTTTACGTGGAGCCTGACGGCAAAAGGTACCGCAAGCCGTGAGCAGGTTTGGCGGCGTTCCGGTCGGCGGCCAACAGAAACCGACTTCCGGCTCACGCTTTGGCGGCGTGCCCGCTGAAGTTGCGCCACCCGTCCAGCCCGCCCCCGCTCAAGAGCGAGGCGTCGTCGACTCGATCATGCAAGGCCCTGTCGGCCAGGCCGGTCTTGGTGTGCTTGAGGGCGTATCCAGCTTGCCCGGCCTGCCGCTCGATGCGATTATCGAGGGCGGCAACTTTGTGCGCCGCCAATTCGATCTTCCCGAGTTCGTGCCGAACGATACGGTTTCGAGCTATCGCGGTCAGGGCTGGTATGACGCAGCGCAAAGATATCTCGGTGTTCCGACAGGCCCCGCTCCCAAAAACGAAGTCGAACGCATCGCCCGTAAAGGCGGCGTCTTTGCTGGTGGAGCACTCCCGTTTGGACCGGCCGGGATGGTCCCGTCTCTCACGGCCACTGCGGGCAGTGAAGTCGGTCGCGCAACGGATAAGGCTGGCCTCACGGGCGGCTATGGCGAGGCTGCGGGAGCACTTGTTGGCGGCGCTGCCCCTGGCGTCGTTCGAGGCGTACTCACGTCCGGAACAAAAACCGGCGCACCGACAAAACAAAACCTTCGCGACATGTCCCGGCAAAAGTATCTCGAAGCCGAACAAGCCGGGGTCATTTTCAATCAAGCCGGGATCAACCGCCTTGCCCAAGGCGTCCGGGCGGATCTCACAAAGCTCAGCTTCCGCCCAAGTCAGCAGCCTGCCGTCAAAACCGCCCTCGACGAACTAGATGCCGATCTGGCGGGCGGAAACGTCACGCTCGAAGGGCTCGAATCACTGCGCGGCGTTGCGACAAACGCGATTCGCGGCACGACAAACCCCGTTGAAAAGACGATGCTGGGCAAGTTCATTGAGCGGATCGACGATCTGGTCGATAGCCCTCAAGCCGGGGAATTGCTAGCCGGTGATGCGAAGACCGCATCCGCCGCGCTCAAAGAGGCGCGCGCGTACTGGAAACAGATGCGCAAGTCGGAAATCATCGATGAGGCGCTGGACACGGGCGAATTGAACGCCGCGACGGCGGGCTCCGGCGGCAACGTCGACAACGCCATACGCCAACGGATCAAGGCGATTATCCGCAACAAAAAGCTGCGCTCTCAGTTCACGAGCGAGGAGCTGTTTTTGATGCAGCGCGTCGCACGCGGCTCGGTCTCTCACAACATTCTGCGCGGTCTGGGCGCTCTGTCGCCGGATAAGGGGATGTTGCCGCTGGTCGCTACGGCGGCGCTGAGCGGCGGGATCGTGACTGGGGGCGTGTCGCCACTTGCAGCGGCGGCGATACCTGCCGCGATGGCGGCCAGGCGCGGGGCTGAGGCGCTGACGCGACGCAACGTCGGCCGGCTATCCGAAGCGGTCCGTCGTGGACCCGCGCCGCAACTGACACGCGCGCAGAAGGCGCAAGCGGCATTCGAAGAAGCGCAGCGGCGCGCAAGGTTGATTCGTCAGTCGGGCCGCGCCGCGATCCCCGGCGCGCTCAACAACGACTAGGCATCACTTCTCCACGCACTCGAACGCCATCGTCCCGAGAAAAGCGTTTGTTTCCGTGACCCGGGCCTTCCGCTCGAATTTGGCGCAGTGAGCGTCCGCGAGCCGGAACGCATCCCCGCCATTGAACTCGTGAAGATTCGAGATGACACCGCCGCGCTCATTCGCGGCATCGAGTGACGCGCAGCCCGCAAGCGCGGAAGCCACAACCAAGAGCATCAGGGTCTGTCGCATGGCGGCGGACCGTATCCGATTCGAACTCCAGATTAGGAGCACGCAGAAATTGAGCGGACGCTTTTTCCTCAGCGGCGTGACGCCGGTCGACGCCAACGGCAACGTGTATGCGCTGGCGACGCTCACGTTCTACGTGGTTGGCACGACGACGCCCAAAGACGTCTACACGACCGCCGCTCTGACCGTCGCGCACTCGAACCCGCTAACGCTCGGCTCTGACGGCCGCATCCCGGAAATCTTCTTCGACCAAACCCGGATGAAGGTGGTCTTCAAGGATTCGAGCAGCAACACGATCTCGGGCCTGTCGTTCGACGGGATCGACAAGACCAAGCAGCGCATTGCGGCCTCATCCGCGCCTTCGCCAACCTATCCCGGCCTTGAGTGGGTGGATACATCCACCACACCCGACACGCTCTACGAGCGCAATTCGACCAATGACGGCTGGTTGAACAAGGGATCGATCGACAGCGTCCTCGCCGGCCGTCAAACGATCAATGTCGAAGCGCGGAACATGATTTCGCGAGCGACGAACGGCGCGGCCGAGGGCGCATTCGAGACGTCGACCAATAAGCGCATGGTCCTGTCGCTCGACTTCGACCAGACTACGGTCGAATACGCGCAGTTCAATTGGGCGATGCCGGAGTCGTGGAACGAAGGCACCATGTCAGCGAAGTTCTGGTTTTCGCTGCCGTCCACGACGACGAACTTCAATGTGCGCTGGGGGATCCAGGCAACCGCCTTTTCGAGCGGCGATACGCGCGATGCCGCTTGGGGTTCGGCCGTCGAAGTAACCGGCACGGGCGGCACGACTGATAACCCGTACCACACGGCCGAAACATCAGCGTTCACTGTTGGTGGCACGCCTTCGGCAGGGGACACGCTCTCTTTTCAGGTCTACCGGCAGACAGCGGGCGTATCCGGGAATGCGGCGGTCGATGCGCGCCTGGAGCGCGTCGAGGTCTACTACACCAACGACGCCGTGACGGACGACTGATGACGCTCCGGGTTACAAATCTCACCGGTTGTGCTGCGAAGACGCGCCGGTTCGGTGGCGCAGACTTCGACGGCGTGAACGACTATGCCGCGCGCGGCGCGGACCTCACCGGCAATGCCGACACGCGGGCCGGGACGTGCTCATTCTGGTGCAGGCTCGACGGCGGCAATGCGGGGTCGCTCTACGTCCTGAGCAACACGAACAATCGCCTCATCATCAATCGCAACTCCGGCAACAACTTCTTCTTCCGGGCCCAGAACTCCGCAGGCACGGCAACCTATGACTTCAGATCGACGACGACCTACACCGCAAGCGCATCAATCCTGCACGTCATGGCGTCGTGGAATACGAACTTCTCGGCCGGGAACAAGGTCGCGCACCTCTACGTCAACAATGTGTCTGACCTGACCGCAGTTGCCGATGCCGCCGCTGCATTCGACATCGATTACACTACGGCGGATTGGTTTCTCGGCCAGGTCGGCGGCGGCTCTGGCCTCTTCGACGGCTGTCTCTACGAGGTCTTTTTCCACAACACCTTCATTGACCTATCCGTCGCTGCGAACCGCGCCAAGTTCATCACGCCAGACCTTCGCCCCGTTCCAATGGGCGACACCGGGAGCCTGCCGCTCGGTGTTCAGCCGTTGATTTATCAGCGAGTGCTTTGGGGCGCCGACCCTTCGACGTTCGTGACCAACCGCGGCTCCGGCGGCGATTTCACGCTGACGGGGACGCTGACGAAAGCCTCGACCAACCCGCCGAATTATTGAGGTGACATGGCACTCTCCGAACGCAGCCTGAAAAATCTCGATGGGGTCCACGAGGATCTGGTGCGCGTCGTCAAGCGCGCGGACGAACTGGCAACGGAAGCCGGGCTCGCCTTCACGATCACCGAGGGCGTTCGAACGCTCGCGCGTCAAAGGCAGCTTGTCGCCTCCGGCGCATCATCGACCATGAACAGCCGCCACCTGACGGGCGACGCCTTCGACTTCGTGCCGCTTGTCGGCAATGAGCCAAATTGGAAGTGGCCCGCGTTCTGGCCGCTCGTTGAGGTTTTCGAGAAGGCCGCGAAGGAGCTGGGCGTTGCGATTGAATGCGGCGCTCGCTGGCGTCGTTTCCCGGACGGGCCGCATGTGCAGCGGCCGTGGCCTAAGAAGGCGAAATGACCGGCCCGATCTATTGGGAACTCGTCCTCTTCCTCGGTGGCTTTGCGATCGCCGAAGCTGTGTTCGTGTGGTGGCTCGCCGACCAGTTCAAGAAGAACCGGCATGACATGAACAACGCGCTGATGCGCGCCATCAGCCCGCTACGCGACGAAGTGGACGATCTCAAAGCGGAGGTTATTCGCTTGAAGGCAATCGTGAACGGCAAACATTGACCCCACGGGCTGACGACTATGACTGCTTGGGACGAACTTCTGCGGCAACTTGGACTCTTGGGCGCCGCAACCCTTGGAATCCTGTTCGCGTTTATAGGGGACGTGGTGCGGCTGCTGCACATCCAAGAGCGGCGCGGGATCAAACTGAACTGGCACATGATTCCAGGGATCGCGTTGCGCGGCTTGCTCATGGGGGTCATAGCAACGGCAATCGCAGCCTACCTCCGCGACGCCTACGGCTTTCCAGAATTGGCCGGCGGGGCCATCGGCGGGATGCTCGGCTATCTCGGCCCCACCGTTCTCTCGACCAGCTTCACGGCGCTTTTGGATCGCTATGCGTCAAAACCAAAAAGCAGTGACGAATGATCATGCGCAAACAGCTTCAAAAAACACCGCTCGACGTGGGCAATCGATGGGCTGTGATTTTACTCACGGTGTGGGTCGGCGTCGTTGCGGGCTGGATCGCGCACGCGTGGTGGACGCCGTACAACTGTTACCTGCCTAGCCCGCTATGACCGACTTCCAAGAGCGCGGCCCCGGCGGCCGGTTTATCCCGATGCGGCGGCCGACTGCCGGGGGCTTCTATTTGACGCTCATCCCGGTCGTTGCGCTGCTGGTGCTGCTTCTGTTGAGCCCATGGCTTCAGAGTCCGGCGCTGCGGTTGTGCACGCTTTGAAGCGCTATCCAAAAGCCAAAGCGGGCGAGTGGGTCAGGCCAGTTCGCAACGGCTACAAAATGATGTGCTGCGATTGCGGGCTCGTTCACGTGATGGAGTTTGCGCACATCAAATGGGGCCGCGGCCGCAAGATCATCTTCCGTGCGTGGCGCGACAACCGCGCGACAGCCAACACGCGACGACACCGGAAACAAACCTGAACCTCCCCCGCGACGTCCCGCTGATCTTCTACGTCGTGCCTATGGTGGGATTGGTCCTGTGCTTGGTGGGGTTGTAGGCGGTACGAGGGCCCAGAATCGAACTGGGGCCTTTGGCGTGAGCGCCAACGCTCTACCACTGAGCTACCCAAGCTTAGGTTGCGGCGCGCCGCTTGCCCAAGGCGGCTAGAGTGCTAGCGAACTCCCTATTAACTACACCCGAGCCGATGGCGTCCCCTCGGTCGTGAGTGTGGTGGCCTGTCGCCGCCCGCACACTCTCTCACCCCTCGCCCCATTTTTCAACCGTGCCCTGCGGATCAGGGCTTCACACGTGGAGTTCTCAAATGGATGTCGATTTTGGCAAGGCAGCAAAGATCACCTTTCAGAGCATCGGTGACGACGGCACGCCGCGCGCCGTTGACAGTGAGAAGAATCCGCCCCGCGTCGAAACGACGTTGGGTACGGTCGAGAGCGTCACCGGTGCCGGTTTCGACTGGGTGGCCATCATCCGCCCGGGTGCCGTGGCATCGGACATCGAGTTCGAAGTCACCGGTGTCGCCGACTCCGACCTCACCGATGGCGTCAAAGAGCTCCCGTTCTCCCTCGGCAAGCATCTCGCCAAGGGTCCGGCCGGGGCCAGCGGCGTCAAGGTGACGGGCGAAGAAGTCGTCTCGTAACACATTCGCCGGGCGGCTGCTGACGGTGGCCGCCCGTCCCACATGAATCGCAACGAACAGGTGATAAATGGCAGAACCTCAAGCAGTCGTGACTTCGAAGCCGTGGTGGGAATCCATCACCGTTTGGGGCGCGGGAATTGGCATCCTCGGGACCGTGCTCGGTTTCGTAAACATCGTTATCACGCCCGACCAGCAGGCGGCCCTTGCAGAAGGCGCAGCGCAGGTGGCGGCGGGCATTGGCGCGAAGGACTGGGGGTCGATCCTCAGCGGCGTCACGGCCCTCGTAGGACTCGTTATGTCGATCGTCGGGCGCAAGCAGGCGGACCAGCCGGTCCATTTCGTCCAGCCGTTCACGGTTGCGGCCCCGCCGGCGGTGCAAGTGAAGTTGTGATCGCCGCCCTCGGTTACGCCAAATGGATCGGCGGCGGCCTAATCGTTGCCGCCCTTCTCATCGGAGGATGGTGGCTCAAAGGCCGGGTGGCGCGCGCGGCCCAGGCGGACGAACTGGAGATGGCGCTCGCCCTCGAAACCAAGGCCCGCGAGAAGGCGGACGCTGATCGCGTGACGATGGGCCTTCAACTCTCCGACGCCGAAGCCGCGCTGCTCATGAAAACCAAGGTCATTACGAAAGAGGTTGTGCGCCATGTCAAAGACAACCGCGACTGCGATCTTGGCCCTGACATTGTTCGGATGCTCTCCGACGCTAGAGGTACAGCGGTGCCCGCAGCCGCCGACCCTGCTGCTCATCCCGCCCCCTAGCCTAGACCCGCTCCCTGCCGCTCCCTTGACTCAGCAGCAGGCATTGGAGGCGTGGCTGGCAGACGTGGAGAAGTTCACGCTGCTGTCGGCGCGATATCGGGCGCTCCAGGAATGGGGCGGGCGGTGTTGGGGTGGAGCGACCGGGACCATGCAGCCGGTGGAGTAGGGGTTAGGCCGTTTCGCGCATGATCTCTTCCATCATGGCCGCGCCCTGTATTAGGGCGTCGTGCAGATCCACGTGGGGCTTGGGTGGCTCCCAAGGCAGCCAATTGCCGTGGGCGGTGCGAACTTCCTCGAAGACCTCAATAACAGAGCCTTCGAACGAGAACCATTCGCCGTACACCCGGTAGTCTCGCAAGCGAGTGTGGAGGGCTCGCTCATCAGTCGGTGTTCCGCGGCGGCCGGTCAGCAGAAAGATTGGGACCGGCGACATGAGGCGGATTTGGTCGTATCTGGCCTTTGGGTTGAGTGCCCAGCCAATTTTGATCCGCTGCACGAACGGCGCACCGATGAAGTAGACCCAACCGTCCGTGCGCCTCTCTCGGTCAGGTTCGCGGAGCGCAGATTCAGCTCTGACCAAGGCGATTCTGGCGTCTGCATGGGTGCCCATTGGTTTGTAAGATTCCCGCTTTGTCCTGTGCCGCACAGAGGCTATGTGTTAAAAAATGAGTAGCCAAATCAACGACCGGCCCAGTCTGGGGGACTGGGGGTCGCAGGTTCAAATCCTGTCGCTCCGACCATCACTTAGCCCACATTCTATACCAAGTTTGTAACCGCACAAAGGCTCAGGTTTGTAAGATTCCTGAGTCGTTCTGTAGCTTCCCAATCGCCGACCTGGCTAGCCGCTCTTGACTTGCGGCGCGTGCGTACTTCTGCACCATCGCCAGCGTTTCGTGACCCGTGATCGACATGATCTCATGGGCTGTGCACCCAGCCTCCGCCAGCTTTCGAGCGGCGGCTTTCCTTAGCCCGTGCAGCACGCAATCGCTGTCATCCCCCAAGGCAGTTTCAATCGCATCCGCCATGACCGCGCCGAAGTGCCGCGACTTCAGCGGAAGAAGGCGCGCATTCGACGTTGCCGCCCCGCGCTCCCCCAGCACCTCGCGCAAGTTCGGGTGGATGGGGATAACTAGTCTGGCCCCAGTCTTCTGCTGCGCCACAGCGATCACGTCGCGCCGCACATGGCCCCACGTCATTGCCAAGAGGTCGCCCTTCCTTTGGCCTGTATAAAGCGCCAAGGCGTAGGCCAGCCGCTCTCGCGTTCCAGGCGCCCATTGAGCTTCAAACTTGGCCAGCTCATCGTCGGTCCACGACCGATGCTCCCCCATCTTGAGCTTTGAGATCCCCAGCGCCGGGTTCTTTTTCACATAGTCGCGGCGCTCCGCGAACGTCAGCAGCTTCTTGATGCATGAAAGCATGTTGTTCGCCTTGCCCGGGTTCGCGGCCAGTTCGTCCTGCCATTTCTCAATGTGTCGGCGCTCGATCCGGTCAACCGGCTTATCCCCCCACCTCTTCTGAATGCGCTTCACTTCGCGCTTCGTTTCGATCTGGTTGCGCTTGCTCAGTTGGCCGAAGCCGGCGGAACAAAGAAATTCATCGCATAGGGCGTCCCAGGTTCCGGCCGCCGCGCGATACGGCTTGTGCTCCGTTGCCTTTAGGGCCTCTTGGTACTGAGCGACAAACCCCGGATCGTCTGGCGGCAACGTCAAGGCCACCGATTTCCCGTTTCGGCGCACGTAGCGGCGTGTCTTGTTGTAACGATCAACGAACTCGTTCACGTGCGGCAGCGTCGCTTTACGTGTCATATGGGTTTGGCTCTCGGAAGCCCCGGCGGCCCGTTCCGCTCTTCAGGGTGTCCCACGCTAGCAGCAACTCTTGAGCGTCATAAAGAGTGACGCCATCGATCTTCACAGGCGAAGGAAGGAGTCCGCGCGCCTCCCATTCGCGGAACTTCGTTTCGCTCACGCCAAGCGCCTCTGCCGCCTCAGGCCGACGGTAAGCAATCCGATTGATCGAACGCCGCAACTCGCCCACCCCTCATCCCTCCTTCGCCGCCGGGCTGGCAGCGGCGCGGATGGCGGCTGCGAGGGCGCGAGACATCATCGCCTCAGCCTCATCGTCATCCCATCCGTGCAGGTTTAATGTGTTATCGAGCTTGGATCGCAGCGTGTCGACCATCTCCGGCGTCACGTTCGAGGCGAGAACTTCGAGCGCGGCTTTGGCCTGTGGTCGGAAGTCGTGCCACATCGGCCAGTCTCCCATTGGCGAGCGCGCATCGGCGGAGCCTTCAAGGCCCGTCGCTTCAGCAAGCGCCCGCGCCACCTTCTCCAGCACCTCGCTCATGGCCGCCTCGTCACGGGAGCGGGGGGGCACCGGGTCGGCGGCGTCGAATGCTGCGATCAATGCCGCCCGAACAATCTCAACAGCCTTTCCCTCACCATAAGCCACATCAATGGCCCGTGCGCGCGCTTTAATTGCCGCGTGGATCATTGCGTAAGTTGGATCGCGGCCGATGATCTTCTTTTCCGCAGCGATCAGAGCTGCGATAGCTTTGTCTGCTCGCGCCTCATCCTCCGCGACCCGCGACTTGTCACAAGTACACATCGGGTATCGGCACGGCTCGCCACAAAATTGCTGTACTAGTATCTTCCTCGCCTCATCCATCGCGGCGCTCCGTGGAAAGGGCACGGAGGGTGGCGGCGACGAGGGCGAGGGCGGGAATTGGAACATCGCGCGACTCCGACCACCACTCAAAACAAACACCCTTAGCCGCTTTCTTTTGAACGAGCGCATAGCACTTGCCGTTGAGCTTCTTCGTGACTTGATAGGCCGTGCCCGGCAACACCCGCTCGCACAGCGCCACGGCCGCGTCGAGTTCTTTCGTATAGTGAAAGGCGAGAAACTTCTCGTGCTCGCCAATGCGTGACCCGGTTGCGGTGGCGATCAGCCAGTCCAACTCCCGATCCGGCCCCTGAGCAGCCTCTACGCGCTCTGCAAGTTCGCTCAGCGTCGTCATCTGCGCTTCTTCCTCTCTACGATCCCAAGAGCAAAAACAATCACCAACGCACCAATGAGCGGGCCGAAGGCTTCGAGAAATAGTTCCAGCGTCATTCTCTCTTCCCTCCGTCGTTTCCGGTTAGAGCGGTGATGGCACGCTCGGCGTAGGTGTATTCGTTTGTGCCCCGGAGATAGACCTGACCGTCGCTAGAGCCCTTGCGATACGCCTCCGCGATCATCGGCTTCACGTGCATTTCGAGGACGGCGCGAAGGCCCGCCGTCAGCCGCACGCGCTCGTCGTAAGACGACGGCCCCATTGCTTCGACCATTTCTGCTAGCGTCGTCATCTCCCCTCCTTGGCAGCGGTCATTTGCGCCTCGTGAATTTTCTGATCCGCCGCTTTTCGTCTAACCAAAGGGCGATGATGATGATCCCAAGTGCGACAGCTAGTACGACTATGATTGTTCCAATCATTTGAGCACCTGTGCGTTGATGGCCGCGATATCGGCTTTCGCTTTGTCTGATAGCGTGAACTTGACCTTCCCCTCCTCGGCAGCGGGCGGCGGGGTGAGGGCGGCCTTCGCGACAAGCGCCGCTTCTTGGCATCGGTCGCAGCACGTGTTCGCGGCGATAGATTGCAGTGCGCTCCGGTACGCCTTGCACCGGGCCTCGGCTGCGCACAGATATTTGCAGAAAAGGCTGGTGTAGATCGCGGCCCATTCACTGGTATGTCCTGGCAACGGCGCGAGCGCATGAGCGATCTCATGCAAAAAAAGGCCAAGATCGCCATCGGCCGGAAAGTCGATCTGCTTTAGGTCAGGCCAGCAATAGGCCTCAGGAAACTCAACAATGCGCCAATCAGCCAGACCCTCAGCATGGAGAATGTCTGCCCGTCGCTCTTCCGTCATCTTGGCCATGGTGCCTCTCAGGGTTTGCGCTTCGCTGGAGAGCGTTGCCGCATTTCCGCGAAGACCGGCTTGAGGTTGTTCAGGTCGTAGTCGTCGACGCCAAGGCGCTTTAATGCCCGGCGATCAAAGACGCAGGCCTCTAAAACTTCGGCGCACATCGTCGGCTGATCGTGATTTCGGTTGAGCGTGCCAAGCGCCAATGCCACGCCTTGCGCAAAGCCCCGGTCGTAGTCCGTAATTTTCTTCGCCATCTCAACCGCCCGCCTGCCGGAGGGTGGCGCGGTCAAGGCGCTCAATTTCTGCGACGATCAGCGCGCCTGCGCGAACGAGGTTGCGGCGACGATCTTTCGGCTTCCACCACTCGCGGCTCCACGGCCAAAAGCGCTCGATAACCGTGCGGCGAAAGTCTTGAGAGCCAGAGGACGCGAGCGCGTAACAAACGGCGGCGGTCGCCAGTTCACCAGCGTCGTGCTTGTCATCGTGCTCCGGCGCCCAACCTTCGACCTCAATCTGTCGTTGACGCTCTGCCGCAATATCTGCAATGGCCGCCACCTTCTCGCGCGCGGCGGCTGCGGAGAGGCGGGCGGCGGCTTGGTCGATAAAGGCTGCGGTGCTCCATTCCCAAGTGTTTTCCTTGGAAATCTGTGAGCGAGTTTCCCAGCCGTCGCCCGTGTTGTTTTCTCGTGCAAGAACCTCAGCATTGACGCGTAACGAGATGGCAAGCTCCTTCAGCCGCTTCACCAGCGCATCATCCTCGCCACCGGAAGCGCGCTCGCCGGTCTGAAACGCGTGACCGGCGTTAGAGCCTTCGTTGTTGTGCCAGGGGTGCGATCTGGGCTCGCCACAGCGCGTGCAGGCGGTGATTTCGTAATGGGGGCCGGTGTCTGCGCGCGCGGCAGAGAGGGCGGCTATGGCGGCTTGAGCCATGCGTTTGGTCCGGCGCGTGCCGACCTTGAGGCCCCACCACGACTTCCAAAAATCATCCGAGAATGGTTCGCCGTTGTCGACCTCGCTGATAGCTCGCGCCACCGCCTCAATCTCTTCCTGCGCCGCGTTCGTCGTCATGATGACACCTTTGTCCAATGGCGGCCCTTGATAACGTGACTGATGGTTGTGCTGTGCAGCGCCGCCAACGCTGGCACAGCCCGCTTTATTTGCGCCGGCTGCATGCCCCTCCTAGCGAGGGAACGGATGCGTCTCACCAGCCTGGCATTCAATTTAGCGTTGCTGTTGCGCGCGCCGAACGGGATCAGGCCAGTCCGGACGGCGTGGGCCATATTTTCGGCGGGAGTGACGATCTCAAGATTAGATATGTTGTTGTTTCGGCGGTTTCCGTCCTTGTGGTTTACGTGCATGCCGTCCGGTATTGGACCAAGGAACGCAGTAGCTACCGCGCGTGAAACTATCCAATGCTTTTGCTTGCCGCCGGTAAACGGGATCGTCAGCCGGATGACCCACCGACCACGCTTCCCCTTGAGATGCAGTCGCTGCTTAAGTGGTTTCCCAGAACCGCCAAGGCGTCGGACGCGGCCGATCGACGATGCCTCAAATGGAAGATCGAGTATCTGTCGCCACTCTTCTTCCGTCGCCTTCGCGTCCAGCTCGCGGATGGTCGCGGCAAGGGTGGGGAGGTCTGTCATGGCTCAGTCCCACCCAAAGCAGCCGCAATAGAAGCGGTCGTGGCCCTGATCACCCTTAGCTTCAAATTTCCCGGACGGTGAGCGTCGGCTGTGCGGGCATCGGCCTGCGTTTCGCTCGTGAGCGATTTGCGCCATGCCGCACTTGCAAATCTCTGTCGCCTCCCGAGAGCCTGGGCCGCAGTATTCGAAGAACGCCAAGTCCCACGATGACGGCACAGGCGAAGCCGCAATACGTTGCTGCCGCGACGGCCTGTCGTGGCTGTACGAACACCTCGCCACCCGGCCATCGAGAGATGGTCTTTCCGGCGCGACTTCGGTGCAATCATGCGTGATGCAAACGGGGATCGGCGGATCAATTGTCACGCCGCCCTCTGACGTTCGAACTGCCTGCGCAACGCATCCGCATTTCATCAACTGTCTGTCGCTCATCTTCCTCTCCTACGCCGCCTCGGTGGTGGGTCTGTAGTCGGCCGCAATTGCTTCGAACACGCCGATTTCGTAATCCGCCTGCTTCTGCGTCATCTTCTGTTCGCCGACACGACGGGCGTAGACGCGCTTGCGGTATCCGATCTCGCGCTCGATGGCCTTGAGCTTCATTTCGCGGGTGTAGGCGGCTGGGGTGTCGAGAAGGGTCATTTGCGCGCCGCCAACTGCTGCTGCCGCTCGATGAACGCCGTGTTCCACCGGCCGAGGTCGTCGCCGCGCAAGGTGGTCGCGATCTCGTCCTTGCTCTCGGCCTTGTATTCCTTGAGCCGCGCGGCATCCGTGATCGACGGCAACGCGCTAATCAGGCGGTCGCACAGTTCGCGTGACGCCTCGCGGGCGTTCGCTGCTGCTTCCTCAGCAGCGTTTCCCTCTTCGACGGTGCGGGCCGCGTCGTCGTCGACGGGCGTGGTGCCGAGGACGGGGACGCCCTGCCCCGTTGGCGGCAGACCGAACGGATCGTCATCGGCCGGCGCTGGCGCTTCGTCGGCGGCATTCGCAATCGCCTTGAACTCGTCGAGCATCACGCGAAGTGCGGGCCACTGCTTTTTGATTGCAGGTAGGTTCCACCATTTGACGAACTCCTTCGTTCCGCCGGCAGCGATGCGCTTGCCTTCGACGAATAGCGTGTCGCCCTGATGTTGCGTCGGTGTCGATGGTTCGCCACCAGCTGCCCATTCCGCGAGCAACCGGCCAGCCTCTTCGTCAAGCGGCACGTTGCCTTCCGCGAACATATTGCGGAACTGCTCGGGCAACTTGATCATGGTCCGCTCGCCGGGCAGCGTTGAATTCCACGTTGGCACGCCACGCGCGCCCGGATAAAGCAGCGCCGATAGCGTCATCTCGTAAACGAATTCGTCGCCAGCGATCGGCATGAAACCAAGTTCAACCGGCTTGCCGCCGCCCACGATCTTGAGCTTGTCCTTCGCACGGAAGCAGAAGATGAAATTCGCGTTCAGTTGCAACAGGCCGTTGATCAGTTCGCGCCGTTCGCGTGCGGGCTTGATCCAGGCGGTGAAGTTGTTCTTCGGATCGTTGCCCAGCCGTTCAAGCTCTTTCGCGTGCGTCGAGAGATAGCCGCCAACCCCTTCGTGTTCATGCGAGGCGCTGTCGATCACGATGTTCCGGTGTCCCTGCTTCACGACGTGTGTGATCACGGCCAGGTAATCGAGCGAGCCGAACGGCGCGACGAATTCGACGTGCTTGAACTTGAAACGGTCCGCGTAGTGCAGCGCCCGCTTCGACTCCGTGTCGATGACGGCAATGTCGCCGCCGCAATGCTTCTGCATCCCGGTCGCGAGCCGTAGCGCGGAGAATGTCTTCCCCGAACCGCTTGCGCCGGAAATCCCGACGAAGACCGGAACCTGCTGGCGGGCTGCCTCTTTGATTTCAAACGTGCGTACTGGTGCGTTCATCTTGCCATCTCCTCATACAACTCGGGGTCCGCCATCTCGCGCGCGAGCAATGCCGCTTCGCTGTAGGCGGGCTTTTCGAAACGGACGGGCGCGCGCGGATAGCCGGGCCATTCGCCGGTATCCATGCAGCGTGTCCAAATGTTGATCGACGCCACGACCTGCCGACGCATCATGTGCAGCACGGCCTCGGGAACGTCGGTGCACGACGTTAGGTAGGGCGGCTCGTTTTCCTGCCAAAGCTGTTTGAACTTCCGGCGCCCGCGCCCTTCCGGGTGCAGCGCATCGAGCGCGCGCGAATGGAACGCCGCCTGAAAATCGTAACCCTGGCTGTCCATGTGCCTCATCAAATCGGCGTTCGGGTTGCAGCTGATGCCGGTCGTCTTCACGTCGACGGTGATCAACCGATCTGCCGACAACGCGTCCAGCATCGTGCGGCACCACGCGCGGCCTTCGCGCCAGACCAGCACCATTTCGGCGTCGAACTTCGCGCCAACGATTTCGCAAAGGTGCTCGCGCAATATCTTCGCGGCGATCTTCGCCTCTTCGTAATCGCCAGCCAGGATCGGAACTTCGCCAGCGTCATAAGCCGCGCGGCGCGCTTCCTGATCGACCTTCTTCGACCAGCTTTCGGCATGAATGACTGCGATCTCTGGGCCAGCGCCGAGCCCAAGCTTGTGAACGACCGAGCCCCAATCGCGCGTTGGGTTCGCGGTTTCCCTCTTCGCCGGCCACGGGCTCAACCGCGGATGCGCGACGAACGCTTTCGCCGGGCACGCATCGAGCAGCTTTTCGGCAATCGACCGCGAGAGCGACGGCTCGATCACCGGGTCAGCGTGATACTCCACCGCCGGCATCGTGTAGAAACCAGCCTTCGCAATCCGTGCTTCGGCGGATGGGGGCGTCATGCTGCACCGTCCATCGGACGTTGGCAGGTCGGGCACACACGAACGGCAGTCGGCGCAAGGGCGGCGTCGATAACTGGCAGCATCTTGCGCGCGATGTCTCGCATGATGTTGTCCTCCGAATATTCGATCGCATCGGCGAAGTGAGCGCGCGAAAGTTTCAGCGCCTCAACCAGCGCGTCGTGGCTGTTGACTGCGTCGCTCATGGCGCGTCGTGCTCCTTCATCGTTTCCTCTCCCAGCGCGTGAAGCCTTTCGGCGTGTTTCGCGAGCTTGTTCTTCGCTCGCATCGCCTTCACCCGCAGGTCGTCCATTTCCGCCAGCACGACGGCAATGTCACTTGGAAGCTTCGTGTATGGTCCGCGCGTCCCGGTCACGAATTCCTGGAGTCGAACCTCTTCGACAAGCTTGCTCATTCCGCACCCCTCCCCGCCGCCGCCGTCTCGGGGCGGGGTGAAGCTTCTGCTTTGGCAATAGCCTCGCGGGCCTGAGCTAAGACTGCTTGCTCTTTGCGCGACGGAGTGACGCCGTAGTCGCGTATCGCCGTTTCGGCCATGGACAGCCAGTCGCAAAGCGCCTTGTACATTTCTGGTGCGGCGCTCATGAGATGCAAATTCCACAACGCCTCGTCGCGCGGAATATCGTCAACATCTTCTTCGAGCGACAGCTGCGCGATGCACCGCCATTCGTATGTCGGCTTGTCGGCTTGAACGAGCCACGGGAGGTCGTCACCCATTGGCGTTTCAATCGTCCAAGGTCCAGGCGTGTGTTTGTTCTTCATCCTCATCCCTCCTTCAGCGTCTCGCGGCGGGGTGAGGGAATGGCCTTCACCTCTTTGTCCACCCGCTGCGCTGCCAGTGCGTGCTCCACGATATCCCTCGCCCAAGCCTCAATAGCCGCGTAGTTGCTAATTCGCATGTTGGCGCGAATGCGCACGATCGCGTGGCCTATGCAGTTGTCGTGGTGCTTGAGATCGTCACTCTTTGTCATGGCCAAATTCCTTTCATGAGGCCGCGCGCCGTCGTTCCGAGCGCTTCCGCAAAAGTTTCAACGTCATGGAGCAGGACGCGCTGGCGTCCGGTTTCGATGTTGGCGACAGAGCCGCGCGAAAGCTTCACGCGCTTCGCAAGGTCTTCCTGCGTCAGGCCAAGCACCTTGCGGATTTGCTCGACCCGTGCGCCGAACGCGCGATAGCAGGCTTCAAGTTGCTCAGCCATTACGCTGCGCTCCTTCCGTCTCGGGGCGGGTGGGCTGGGCGGCGGAAAGGGCGGCGCGGGCCATCTTTTCGGCGCGGGCCAAGTTGCGGCGGCCACGATCAGAGGTGGCCGTCACCTCTTCTGTCGCCGCTAGAAGCGACGCTAACGCCTCGAATATCTGAGGCGCAGCGGCTTCCGCACCCTGACCGCGCGCGTCATCCGCACACACGGTGAAAAGGCGAAGAAGCTCGCGACGCTCATCGACGGTGAGCCGAACGCCAGGATTGTTCGCCTCGAACGCTTTGACGTAAGCGTCCGGGTAAACGCGGTGCGGCACCAAATGCGCAAGCTGCCGTCCGAGCGCGCCAGCTGCCGCAAAGGTAGCAAGCCCTTTGCCGATATCGCCCGTTTCACTCATCATCTCTCTCCTTCACGCGCCAGCGGCGCTGGGGTGGGGACACCTTCGGCGATGCGGATGATCTCGGTCAGAAGCGTGTCGCGCGACCGATCCTCTTCAGCGCCGCTGATGTTGTTGCGACATTCGGCGATTATCCGCGAGAGGCGCTCGCTAAGCGCTGTGACTACGGCAACAGCCTCTTCTGGAACGAGCGTTCGCGCGGCCTTGACGTAAACAAGACGGTCGCTTGTTGCAGGGCTCATTGTTGAGCCCGGACGACATTTAAGCTGGCGTCCAGCTCGGTGATTGCGGTGTCAAGCTGGTCGCGGCACTCGCCGCAATACTCACTGTTCACGCCGAATTCGTCCTCGCATCTTCCGATGGCGCGCCACGCCGTGATTACGCGCTGAGCCACCTGCTCGCGTGCGGTGAGCGCGTTGATCAGCTCGCGGCGTGCCGCGTCTTCGTGTTCGCCCATTTGCTCAAGTCGCTTTTGCGACAGGTCTCGTCCGTCCGCCTGCCAGTAAGCGGCCGTCGAGTTCTCAAAGCGAAGAAGCAATCTGCCGATTGGTGTTCGGTAGAACGCGCGACGCGCTTCAGCGGCGATCGTCATTGTTCCGGCCATTTTCCAAATCCTCCAACGTCACAGCTTCGGTTTCGACGACTTGCAGCCCGGTGCCGTCGCAATGGCGGCACTTCTCGACGCGCACGAGCGGGCCTGTAGGGCTGCGTCCGATCACAAATTCCGCCTCACCATCACCGCCGCAGTATTCGCAGTCGATGAAGCGGTCGCCCGCGTCTTCCGGTGACGGATCGTTGAGCGTGTTGACGCCCTGCAATCGTTCGCCGTGGCCGTATTGCGGCTCACTGCCGGTTCGTTTGCTCATGGGCGAAACTTCCGCTTAATGATGTCGGCGAGTTCGGCTCGTAAGGCGTCGCGGTCTTCCGCCGACAGCTTCCGCCACGCGAGAAACAGCGACGGGTAGCCGGTAAACAGGTCTTCGAAATCAGACACCGCGTCGTCAGCACGTTTCTGCAATCGTTCGTTGGCGCTATCGCTCATGGCGTGTTCAACTGGCGCTTGGTATGGAGTCGAAACGCATCAGACGCCCCCTTCTCCGAGCCGAAATAGCCGGCTAACCAGCCGCAAGAGCACCGGACAACTATGGCGGTATCTTCGCGCGTGAAGGCCTTGATATGCGGCACTTCAGGCTCGTCACTCAGCGTCGTGCGCTTTGGCGCGGTCATGGCTTGGGCTCCACGTTCACGAGAAAGTCGCGGGCCTTCCGCAAGCACGAGAGGCAGAGGTCTTGCCAACGCGCGTCGTAATCAGGCTCATCTCCGATGCGAACAAGCGTCTCGTGTTCAGCCCCGCATTCGTCGCAGGCGTTTGAAACCCAACTCGTCAAGGTGCCCATGGCCTCGTCGACATCGGCTCTGCTGCACGTGTCGAGGTTCAAACCAGCTAGGGCGGCTTTGATCTCGCCAACGGTCTTACCCGCAGGAAATCTGTAGCCGTCCCTGTACTCGCGGTATTGTCCGTTGAACCTGTCGCGCACGCCGCGAATGACGTCGCGCAGATAGATGGCCCGAAATCCGTTCGTCATTCCGTTCTCCCGTCAAAACCGATTTCAACCTCCGCCGCCGTGATCGGCGCGATGCAGGCGCGGGCTACTTGCATGGCGACACCGTGCAGCCATCAAACCCCGCCTGCCGCTCCAGGCTCATGCCCTTTACCGGCTTGAGCTTCAACGTCACGGATTGCGGCTCGCTGAGAACGAAGCCTGCGGCGAGGACGGCGATCACGAGTGCTGTGTTGAAGATGTTGCTGAGCGTGGTCATGACCCGATGGTCCCCTTGAATCCGTAAATTGCGATGTCCTGCATCTTCACGACCGGCGGCTTTGCGTTTGCACGCGCCTGCATCGCGCCGTCGAACTCGCCGAACTTGAACGCCATCACGGCGCAGAACGTCATGAGGATCAGGAGCCACCACGAGTTCTGAGCGAGCGAGAAGCACGTCAGACGAAGAGCCATCTCGATCGGCATTTTCTGTTCA